ATGTCGCGATCAGGGTCTGCGGACCGGCACGCGTGGGAAGACGACTTCATCGCCGGCCTACGCGAATACGGCATGGTCAGCCGGGCAGCGAAGGCGGCAGGGGTGAAATCCGGGTCGCCCTACAGCCGTCGCAAGCGCAGCGCCGAATTCGGCCAGCGCTGGGAGCGCGCGCTGGCCGCCTTCAGGGCGAAAGACAGCACCCGGCTGCGCAATCGTGCCGGCAAGCCATCGCCCCGCCAATGGAAACGCATTTTCCTCGAACGGCTGGCGGAAAGCTCCAACGTGTCGGCATCGGCCAAGGAAGCCAACATTCCCCCGCGCGAGGCCTATCGCCTGCGCCGGGCGGACCGGGATTTCGCAGCCGCCTGGCGCAGCGCCCTGTTCGAAGGTTACGCCAATCTGGAAATGGAGGTGCTCGGCCACCTGCGCGACCCGGCACCGGACCGCAAGATGGACGTCGCATCGGCACTGCGTCTCCTCGCGGCGCACAAGGACACCATCGCCGCCGAACGCGCGACCCGCGCCAATGTCAGCGCCGGCGAAGTGCGCGCCTCGATCGAGCGCAAGGTGGAGATCTTCCGCCAGCAGGTCGCCGCCGAGAAGGAGCGCAAGGCCCGTGGCGGATAGAGAAACACGCGCAGGACTTTTCGCTGAAGCAGAGCCCGAACAGCGTGACCGTTTCGCGCGCACGCTCGACCAGAACGAGAAGAACGAATGGGATTTCGATTTTCCCAATACCGCCCATGCCGGCCAGTTGCCGCCCGAAGGCGACTGGCGCTGCTGGCTGATCCTCGCCGGACGCGGTTTCGGCAAGACCCGCGCGGGCTCGGAATGGGTGCGCGCGATCGCAGAGCGCGACAATGCGGCGCGCATCGCCCTGCTCGCCGCAAGCCTCGGCGAAGGGCGAGCGGTGATGGTCGAAGGCGAAAGCGGCATCCTTGCCTGCTGCCCGCCCGGCCGGCGACCGGCGTTCGAACCCTCGCTGCGCCGGCTGCGCTGGCCCGGCGGGGCTGAAGCGACGCTGTACTCCGCCGCCGAACCGGAGAGCCTGCGCGGCCCGCAGCACAGCCACGCGTGGTGCGACGAGGTCGCGAAATGGAGCAACGCGCATGGCAAGGCCCTGGCGGCGTGGGACAATCTGCAACTGGGCCTGCGGCTGGGCCACGACCAGCGCGTGCTCGCCACCACCACGCCGCGCGCCGTGCCGCTGGTCCGGCGCCTGCTCGAGCGCGACGATGTCGCCGTCACCGGGGGCGCGACCAGCGCGAATACCGGCAATCTGCCGCAATCCTTCATCCGCGCGATGGACCGCGAATATGGCGGGACCACGCTGGCGCGGCAGGAGCTGGGCGGCGAACTGCTCGAGGATATCGACGGCGCGCTATGGTCGCGCTCGCTGCTGGAGACCTGCCGCGACGAAGCGCGCGGCGACCCGCCCCAGCGCGTGGTGGTCGGGGTCGACCCACCCGCAAGCGAGCGCGGCGATGCCTGCGGCATCGTGGTCTGCGGCCTGGGCGCGAGCGGGATCGGGCAGGTGCTGGCGGATTGCTCGGTCGAAAAACCGAGTCCCGAGACATGGGCGCGCGCGGTGGCCGAAGCGGCACGCGCCTGGCAGGCCGACCGCGTGGTGGCCGAGGCCAACCAGGGCGGCCAGATGGTCGCCAGCGTGTTGCGCGCCGCCGACATCACGCTGCCGCTGAAACTGGTCCATGCCAGCCGCGGCAAGGTGGCGAGAGCCGAGCCGGTTGCCGCGCTCTACGAAGCAAGGCGGGTGCGGCATGCGGGGCTGTTCGCCAAGCTGGAGGACCAGCTCTGCGGTCTGCTGGTGGGTGGCGGTTACGAGGGGCCGGGACGGTCGCCCGACCGCGCGGATGCGCTGGTCTGGGCGCTCAGCGAGCTGATGCTGGGGAAGAGCGCGAGGCCGAGGGTGCGGCGGGTTTGAAGAAAGCACTGGCCCGGATCAGGTCCGGGCCGACGATGAGGATAGAGAGGTGATACGAGAATTTCGTCGCCCCGGACTTGATCCGGGGCTGGTGCTTCCTGCGATCACAGGATCACGTCGTAGAGGTCCTCCCAATCCGGATTGGCCTTCTCTATCAGCGCGAACTTCCATTCCCGCCGCCAACGTTTGAGGCGTTTCTCATGCGCGATGCAGTCGTCGATCGCATCGCCGCGCTCTGCCCAGACCAAGCGGGTAAGTCCGCGGCGGGCACAATAGTCGGAGCCGATGCCTTCGCGATGCTGGCCGACCCTCGCGGCAAGCGAACTCGTCACGCCGACATAGAGCGCCCCGCGATAGCGATTGGCCATGATGTAGACCCAGCCGCCGAGTGGTTCACGATCCATAACTGGTTGAAAGACAAAGCACTGGACCGGGTCAAGCCCGGGCCGACGAATAATGGATCGAACACAAAAATACCGTCGCCCCGGACCCCGATCCGGGGCGGTGCTTCCCCATTTCTAGGAGACCCCCATGTCCTTCCTCACCAGTCTCGCTTCCGCCTTCAAGGGCCGGGGCGATGCCCGCGTGCCCGTGTCGCGCGGGTTTATCAGCCCTTGGGCGACCAGCTACGATGGCGGGCCGCTGCAGCGCAGCCCCTTCGACTACACTCGCGAGGTGGCCGAGGCCTATCTTGCCAATCCCGTGGCGCAGCGGTCGGTCAGGATCGTGGCCGAGGGGGTCGGCGGTGCGCCGCTGGCCTGCGCGGACGAACGGCTCGCAAAGCTGCTCGCCTGCTCCTGCGGGTCGCAGCCGCTGCTCGAGGTGCTCGCCGCGCAGCTGAGCCTGCATGGCAATGCCTATGTCCAGATCGTCAAGGACGGCGCGGGCGTGCCCATCGAGCTCTATCCGCTGCGGCCCGAGCGGGTGCAGGTGGTGGCGGGCGAGGATGGCTGGCCCACCGCCTATCGCTATGTGCTCGCCGATCGCACGCTGACGATCCCGCTCGAGGACGAAGACGGCTGGCCGAACATCATCCACCTCAGGGGTTTCCACCCGACCGACGACCATTACGGCGCGGGCAGCCTCGCCGCAGCGGCGCCCGCCGTGGCGATCCACAATGCGGCGAGCGAATGGAACCGCGGGCTGCTCGCCAATGCCGCGCGGCCCAGCGGCGCGCTGGTCTATGACGGCGGCGATGCGGGAGGGCTGAGCGCCCAACAGTTCGACCGGCTCAAGGCCGAGCTTGCCAGCGCCTTCCAGGGCCACGGCAATGCGGGGCGTCCGATGCTGCTCGAAGGCGGGCTCGACTGGAAGGCGATGAGCCTCAGCCCCGCCGACATGGATTTCGCCACGCTGAAGGCCGCCGCCGCGCGCGATATCGCGCTCGCCTTCGGCGTTCCGCCCATGCTGCTCGGCCTGCCGGGCGACAACACCTACGCCAATTACCGCGAGGCCAACCGCGCGCTGTGGCGGCTGACGCTGCTGCCGCTGGCGGGCAAGATCCTCGCTGGGCTCCACGCAGCTTTGTCGGACTGGTTCGCCGATCCGCCCTCGGTCGATCTGGACCGCGTCCCCGCGCTCGCCGAAGACCGCGAGAAGCTGTGGGCGCAGGTCAGCGGCGCCGATTTCCTGAGCGCAGAAGAGAAACGCGAAATGCTTGGCCTAGAACGGCCATAGCGGCGGAACCTCGCCGCGATAGTTTTCGGTGAAGCTGCATACGCCGCGGTCATAGTGAAAGCTGCCGCCTGCATCCACGCACTCATCCGCCGCGAGGAAATCGATCGAATAGAGGTAGGCGACATAGGCCAACACCAAGGCCGCCACGAGGCCGACGATCCACAGACTTCCTGATTTGTGACCCTGCATCGGCGCTTCCTGCCCGATTGCACAGCGATGGTGAACCCATGACACGAGAAGACATGCTCGCGCGGCTGATCGCGCAGGCGAACCGCGCCGATACCTCCGGGGGCGTCGAGCTGATCACGCTGCGCGCCATTGTCGAAGAGGCGAGCGAGCTGGGCGCGGACCGCGTGCTGGCCCGGCTCGGCCTCGCCGATCCTTCGGCGCAGGACGATTTGGACGAATTGCGCGAGCTTCTGTCCGCCTGGCGCGATGCCAAGGCGAGCGCGTGGAAGGCGGCGGTCGAATGGATCGTGCGCGGCCTGCTCGCGCTGCTGCTGGTCGGCATCGCGGTGCGGCTGGGTGTCGGGGAGATGCTTTCGTGACCCGCGAACACGGATCCCCCTCCCCCTGGGGAGGCGCCAGGGGTGGGGGTCCGACCTCGACCGCAAGCGCCGCACACCCACCCCCAGCCCCTCCCTCGAGGGAGGGGAGGCCGCTGCGCATCGCGGGCTATGCCGCTCTGTTCGACAAGGTGGACGGTGCGCGCGACACGATCCGCCCCGGTGCCTTCGCCCGCACTCTTTCGGAACGCAGCGGCCCCTATCCGCTCTACTGGCAGCACCGGCCCGACCGGCGCATCGGCTGGGTCGAGACCGCAGGCGAGGATACGCGCGGCCTCAGGATCATTGCCAGCATCGACAACGCGCAGGGCCGCGCCGCCCAATTGCTGCGGACAAGGGCAGTGAACGGCCTCAGCTTCGGCTACCGCGCGCGTAGCTATCGCCAGACGCCGCAGGGCCGCGAACTCGCCGATATCGAACTGTTCGAGGTCAGCGTGGTGACGCACCCGCTGCAGGACGGCGCAAGAGTGCATTTCACGACCTGAAGAATACCCGCCCCTCTTCTTCAGAGGAGGGGCAACGAGACTTGGTGAGCCGCAGGCGAGCCTAGTCGCAGTGGGGTGGTGCCCTCAGGCGCTCGCTCCGCGCTCGCCACCACCCCCAACCCCCTCCTCTGAAGAAGAGGGGGCTCTTCGCGTGCCTATCAGAAAAAGGATTACCTATGGATACCACCCCCGCCCCCACCGATACCGCCGAAGCCAGCTTCGATATCGTCGCCCGGCAGGACAAGACCGAAGCCGATGTCGCCGCGCTGCGCTCCGATGTCGACGAGGTGAAGGCGCGCGTCGACAAGATCGGCCGCGTCGCCGCCCGTCCCGCCATCGGTACGACCGACGAGACCGCCATCGAAGTGAAGGGCTTCGTCGACGGCTATCTGCGCCGCGGCTCGACGCAGGAGATCAAGTCGATCACCGGCACCGTGCCCGCCGATGGCGGCTATGCCGTGCCGCGCCAGATCGACGCGATGATCGCCCGTGCGCTTGTCGAGATCAGCCCGATCCGCGCCATCGCCCAGGTCGTCCAGACGGGCAGCGCGGGCTATCGCAAGCTCGTCAGCACGGGCGGCACGGCGAGCGGCTGGGTCAGCGAAACCGCCGCGCGGCCCGAAACCGACACGCCCGAATTCGCCGAAATCGCCCCGCCCACGGGCGAACTCTACGCCAACCCCGCCGCGAGCCAGGCGATGCTCGACGATGCCGGGTTCGACCTCGAAAACTGGCTCGCAAGCGAGATCGCGATGGAATTCGCCCGCGCCGAAGGGGCCGCCTTCATCGGCGGCAGCGGGATCGACCAGCCCGAGGGCTTCCTCAATGCACCGGCAACGACGGCAGAGGACGCCGCGCGCCCCTTCGGCACGCTGCAATATCTCGCCTCGGGCGATGCGGGCGGGTTCGATGCCAATCCGGACGCGAAGTTGATCGACCTCGTCCACACGCTCAAGTCAGGTCATCGCCAGGGCGCGAGCTTCGTGATGAATTCGGCGACGCTCGCCGAAGTGCGCAAGCTCAAGACGGCCGATGGCGCCTTCCTGTGGCAGCCGGGCCTGGTCGAGGGCCAGCCCGACCGCCTGCTCGGCTATCCGGTGGTCGAGGCGGAGGACATGCCCGATATCGCGGCGGGCACCTATCCGATCGCCTTCGGCAATTTCCGCCACGGCTATCTGATCGCCGAACGCAGCGCGACGCAGGTGCTGCGCGATCCTTTCACCAACAAGCCCTTCGTCCACTTCTACGCCACCAAGCGCGTGGGCGGGCAGGTGCTGGATAGCAATGCGATCAAGCTGCTGAAGATCGAGCTGTAATCCTCCCCCACGGGGGAGGGGGACCGCGAGACGCGAAGCGGCTCGGGGTGGAGGGGCACCAGCGGATGTTCAGAAGGACCGCTCTCAAGCGTTCCGGACATCCGCCTGTGCCCCTCCCCCACCTTCGGTGGGTCCCCTCCCCGTTCCGGGGAGGAACTTTATGCCCGCGCCGTACCCCCTTCGGCGTGGGCAACCCTTTTTCTGACATCGGGACACCCAACACATGCCCCCAGACCTGTCCGGCCAGCCGCTTGGCGAACTCAAGCAATGGCTGGCGATAAGCACCACGGGCGAGGATGCGCTGCTCATTCGCCTGCTCGACACCGCCTGGCAGGTATGCCTGCAATTCACCGGCCTTTCCGCCACCGGCTGGAGCGATCTCGACGAGGCGCTGCGCCACGGGATCGTCCGCTTCGCGGCGCATCAATATCGCGAGCGGGACGCGGATGGCGGGCACCTGCCCACATCCATCGCCGCGCTGTGGCGGCCATACCGCATGGTGCGACTGTGAGTTTCGCCGCGCTGGCCCAGCGTCTCACCCGCCGCGCCGCGACGCTCGCCGCGGCGCGCGCCGAGAGCCGCATCCGCGCCCGCCGCCGCAATGGCGGCCAATGGCAGCGCGCTAGACTGCTGTGGCCGCTCTTCACACAAGGGAGCGAGTAGATGGAAACCGCCCTCCGCACCGCGCTCGTGGCCTGGCTACGGGCCGACCCGATCCTTGGCGAGATGGTCAATTCGATCGAGGAGGAAGGCCCGATCGCCGCCAGCCCGCCGCACATTGCGATTGCGGCAAGCGCGAGCGCCGACTGGTCGACCAAGAGCGGGCCAGGCCGCGAAATTCGTCTGGCGCTCGAACTGGTGGATCGCGGCGACGATGCAGACGCAAGTGCCGCCATCGCCGCCCGCATCGAGCAACGCATCGCCACGCTCGCGCCGCAGCAGAGCGGGTTTCGCGTGGTCGTCACCCGGTTCCTGCGCAGCCGCGCCGAACGCCGCCCCCGCGCGATGCGCGCGGTCCTGCTCGAATATCGCTTCCTGACGATCGCAGGCTGATCGGCCCCTCTTCTTCAGAGGAGGGGCAACGAGACTTGGCAATGCGCAGCAGCGCCTAGTCGCAGTGGGGTGGTGCTCAAAGGCGCCCGCTCCGCACACCACCACCACCAAACCCCCTCCTCTGAAGAAGAGGGGGGCTTTTTCGATTCGAAAGGTCCAGAACATGACAGCCCAGAAAGGTGCCGCCTTCCTTCTCAAGATCGGCGATGGCGGCTCGCCCGTGACATACGACACCGTCGCCGGTCTGAGGACCACGCAGATGAGCGTCAACGGCGACACGGTGGTCGTCACACACAAGGAGAGCGGCGGCTGGCGCGAGCTGTTGTCGGGTGCGGGAACGCGCTCGGTCTCGGTCTCGGCCTCGGGCATCTTCCTCGGCTCGAATGCCGAGGCCTCCGTCCGCGCCCACGCACTCGCCGGGACGCTCGACGACTATGAGCTGAGTTTCGAGGACGGCGCAAAAATGCGCGGCCGCTTCCTCGTCCAGCGCCTGGACTATGCGGGCGATTTCAACGGCGAGCGGACCTATGCGCTCCAGCTCGAAAGCTCCGGTGCGGTGGTGCCGTCGTGAAGGGCGCTCAAGCAGCCATAGGCGGTAGCGCCGACCAAGAGCCGAGCAACCCGGTTCGCGGCGAAGCCACGCTTGTCATTGCGGGCAGGCCCTATCTCCTGCGCCCCACATTCGACGCGTTGGTCTGCGCCGAGGAAGAGCTGGGATCGCTTTTCGCGCTGGTCGAACGCGCGGGCGAAGGCGCGCTGCGCCTGACCGAGATCGCCACGCTGTTCTGGCACTGCCTTGCCGAGCGCGGCGCGCTGACCCGCGAGGATGTGGGGGAGGCCGTGATTGCCCAGGGCCTGGCGACGGCGGCCAAGCCGCTGCGCGTGTTGCTGGGCGAGATCCTGAAGGGCCGATCGTGATAATCGCGCCGGCCGATCTCCCCTGCCCATGGCGAGGGGGCTGGTCTGGAGGTCCGCCCCATCGGCCAAGCGGGGCACACCCACCCCCAGCCCCTCCCTCAAGGGAGGGGAGCCAGTGAGCGAGACCTTCTCGGGCGCCGCGTATCGACTGGCCGCGCTGAGCGCAGCCCATCTGCGCTGGTCGCCACCTATGTTCTGGAACGCGACGCCAGCCGAACTTGTCACAAGCCTTGCGTCGTTGACCCCTGCCCAAACCCCGCCCAGCCGCGCCGAAATCGCGGCGCTGATCGAACGAGACAGCCATGGATGACGAAATCGACGATCTGATCGTTGCGGTACGCGCCGACACGCAGGCCTTCGCTGCTGATATGCAAACGATGCGCAGCACCTTCGATACGACGCTGCTCGACGGCTTCGAGAATGCGGGCAGGGTGCTCGAACGCGGGCTGCTCTCCGCGATCCGCAAGGGCAGCCTGGGATTCGACGATCTGAAGCGCATGGCCACCAGCGCGCTCGACCAGATCGCCGCTCAGGCACTCCAGCTCGGGCTAGATCGCCTGTTCGCCGGTTCGGGCGATGGCGGGCTCGGCGGCCTGCTTGCAGGTACGATCGGCGCGCTGTTCGGCCTGCCGGGACGCGCGACCGGAGGGCTGGTCGCGCCCGACCGCCCCTATCTCGTCGGCGAACGCGGGCCGGAACTGTTCGTGCCGACCAGTGCGGGCCGGGTCGAAGCGAACCCGAGTGGCGGGACGAGCCGCTCGGATGTGCGCGTCGCGATCACCCTCACCGCACCGCGCGGCACCTCCGCTCCGGTCGCACTCCAGCGCTCCTCGCGTCAGGTCGCGAGCGCGGTGCGGCGGGTATTATCTATCTAGCCTCAAGCGTTTTTTTGTTTTTCGAACCCGCATCCGCGCGTTCGTCCTCGCTATACGTGCAGCAAGCTGCACCCGCTGCGGGGCGGCCGCTTGGCCTTGCCGGGCCTCCCCCGGCCCGGATCCGGCGCGAGACATGATGGTGGCGAAAGTCTCCGAGCCGAAGGCGAGGCAAGCGCGACTGCGCGCCCGCAGCGATGCGACCTTCAGGTCGCATGAGCGAGGATAGCCCAAGGCCGCGGATGCGGCCGCCGGCGCTTGAGGCCCACAAAAAAGGAAACACCCCCATGGCTTTCTGGCTCGCCCGTAAACGCAACGGGCAGCATTCCGATTATATCCAGCGCTTCGATCCGCGTTTCTGGACGGTCAATTTCCCGCGCCCGATGATGGCCAGCGTGGTGACGACCGCGCCCGATGCGCTGCGCGTCGATTGCGAATTTCACCACCAGGGCGAGCTCGCGGGCCTGATCTGGGAGAGCGAGGACAGCCTCGACCATCCGCTGCTCGCCTATGCAACGCAGCGCGATTACGCGCATTGCGTGCTGCGCTTTCGCTGGCGCAGCGGCGGGGTGCTGGCACTCGACGTGCCGCACGGGCCGACGCTGACGATCGAGGGGCGCGATGCGGCTGGCAATGCGCGCGCCTGGTATGTGCGACTGTGGAACTATGCCACGGGTTCGCCCATCGATGCGCAGATCGAGCTGCCGTTCTCGGCGCTCGAGTCCGGCTACGGCCTGCCGGGCGAAGCGGTCCACCCGGCCGATATCGACCGGATGTTCATCAGTCTGGTGCCCGAAGGCTATGTCGAGGGCAGCACGGCGCAATTGGCCGCGCGCGTCGACGGCTGGGCCGAGATGTCGGGTGTCGAATGCGAAGGGGAGCACGCCTCGCTCGAAATCGGCGACGTGCTGGTGCCCCCGCATGGCGAGCAGATCGCCACCGCCTATGACGACAGTTTCAACCAGACGCCCGCGCGGCTGGTGCGCACAATCGAGGGCCTCGGCTATCGCGGGCGCGTGGTCCACTATGTCGGGATGAGCCATTACTTCCGGCTCGAACCGCTGGGCGGCGAGCATTACGTCAGCCTGGCGGGCGGCGCGATGAACGGCCCGTGCGCGGCCTGGCACCGCGCCTATGCCGCGGCGGCGCGCGACCATGGCTTCGATCTCGTCTGGTCGCTGTCCTACGAATTGTTCGACGCGCATTGCTGGGACGACTGGAAACAGCGCGCGCCGGACGGTTCGCCCGCGTTGACCGGATGGGTGCCGCCCTCGACGCTGCTGTCGCCCGCGCATTCGGGCGCGATGGCCTATCTGCGGCAAGTCGCGCAGGCCTTCGTGGCGATCGCGCTGGACGCGGGGATGCCCGTGCTGTTCCAGATCGGCGAGCCGTGGTGGTGGACCGTGCCGGAGACCGGCGCGCCGTGCCTCTACGATGCCAGCGCGCAGGCCGCACTGGGCGGCAATCCGGTGGCGATCGCTTCCTTGCGCGATCCGCTCAATGCGGCACAGACCGCGCTGCTCGATGCGGCAGGACAGGTGCTCGCCGATTCCACGCTCGCGCTGGCCGATGCGGTGCGCACGGCAGCGGGCGGTGCAGCCGAAATCCTGTTGCTTACCTTCACGCCGACCGTGCTCGATCCGGCGACGCCCGAGGCCTGGCGCGCCAACATGCCGACCGGCTGGCGCCATCCTGCCTTCGACCGACTGCAACTAGAAGATTACGACTGGCTGACCGCCGGCGCCGATGCGGCACGGCGCAGCGCTTATGCCTTCGTCGACCAGCACCTGGCCTACCCCGCCGCAGCCACCGACTATTTGTCCGGCTTCGTCCTTGCGCCCGACGATTCGGAGGACTTCTGGCCGCTGATCGACGATGCGCTCGACGAAGCCCGGCGGCGCGGCGTGACCCAGCGCTTCGTCTGGGCGCTGCCGCAGGTTGCGCGCGACGGATATACCCGCCTGCCTCCCGGAGACGAAGACATGATCCCCTTCGACGATGTCGCCTATCCGCTCGCCTTGGGGCGCGATGCGGCGGCCAGCCCCGAATTCTCGACCTCGGTCGCGGTCACCGCCTCGGGCTACGAACACCGCAATGCGCTGTGGTCCGATGCGCGCATGCGCTACGATGTCGGGCCCGGCATCCGCTCGGAAGAGGAACTCGGCACGCTGCTGTCTTTCTTTCGGGCGCGTTACGGCCCGGCGCGGGGCTTTCGCCTCCGCGATCCCTTCGACTTCAGCTCGAACGGGATGACCGGGACGCCGCAAGCGACCGACCAGCTGCTGGGCATCGGCGACGGGGCGGGCAGCCGCTTCCGCCTGGTCAAGAATTACGGCGCGCAGCAGCGGGTGATCACGCGCCCCGATGTCGCGAGCATCGCAGTGGCCGTGGACGGGGCGGCGACGAACGACTGGACCTTCGAGGATGGCGGCTGGATCGTCTTCGGCAGTGCGCCTCCCGCTGGCGCCCAAGTGACGGCGGGTTTCCGCTTCGACGTGCCCGTGCGCTTCGCCGAAGACCGGCTCGACGTGAGCGGCCTTTCCTTCGCTGCGGGGGAAGCGCCCTCGGTGCCGCTGATCGAAATCCGCGAGGCGGCATGAGCCGGGTCTTCTTCGGCGCCGAATTGGAAACCGCCGCGACCTGGTGGCGGGTCTTCCGCAAGGACGGCGTGACGCTCGGCTTCACCACGCACGACCGCGACCTGTGGTTCGGCGGCGTGCTCCACCGCGCCGCGCCCGGCATGCTGCCCTCCGCCATCCGCCGCACTGCCGGTTTCGAAGACGATCCCGGCGATATCGAAGGCGCCCTGAGCCATGCCGCAGTCACGGAGGCGGATCTGGCGAGCGGCCGCTTCGACGGGGCATGGATCGAATGCGGGATCGTCGATTGGGAAACGCGCGAGGCGGCGGCACTATATTCCGGTTCGATCGTCGGTGTGAGCCGCGAGGGGGCCGGATTCAAGGCGGAGCTCGCCTCTGCGAAAGCGCGGCTGTCCGTGGATCCGATTCCGCTCTCGAGTCCCTCGTGCAGAGCACGCTTCTGCGGTCCGGGATGCGGGTTGAACCCGATTGCCTTTCAAGCCCGCGCGCGGGTCGTGGCGGTGGACCATGACGCCAATGATATCACTATCGATCTCGCCGAGGTCGCTGTGTTTCGCCACGGCGAGCTGCGCTGGATCGACGGACCGATGGCCGGTCTTTCATCCCGCATCACCGATGTGGTCGGCGACCGATTGATCCTTGCCGAACGGATCGATGCCGATGTCCAGCCGGGCCTGCGGCTGCGCGTGACCGAAGGCTGCGATCGCACGATCACCACCTGCTCGGCGCGCTTCGACAATGCCGCCAATTTCCGCGGCGAGCCCTTTCTGCCGGGCAACGACATGCTTGCCCAATACCCGGTCGCGCGATGAGTACGCGCGGCGGGGAGATCGCCAGCGCCGCAGAAACGCTGATCGGAACGCGATTCCGGCTGCACGGACGCAATCCCGAAACCGGTCTCGATTGCATCGGGCTGGTCGGCCAGGCCCTCGAGAGCTGCGGCAGGCGAGTGCATTATCCGCAGGGCTATACGCTGCGCAATATGGACATCGCGCGCTGGCTGGAATTCGCCGGTGCGAACGGCTTGCGCGATTGTGCGGGCCCCGCAGAGCGCGGGCACATCCTACTTACCCAGCCCGGCCCCGCCCAGCATCACCTCCTCATCGCGCTTGGCGGCGGGCAATTCGTCCACGCCCACGCCGGCCTGCGGCGCGTCGTCTCCCAGCGCATATCCCTCACCCGGCCGCCCCTCGCACAGTGGCGGGTCGAGCCCGACCAGGAGCAATCATGGCCACTCTAGTTCTCGGTGCGGTCGGCACGCTCGTCGGCGGTCCGCTTGGCGGCGCGATCGGCGCGACGCTGGGCCGCAGCCTCGATTCGATGATCATCGGCACGCCGCGGCGCGAGGGCCCGCGGCTCAAGGAGCTCGCGGTCAGCACCTCGAGCTATGGCCAGCCGATCCCTGCACTCTATGGCACGGTGCGCGTTCCCGGAACGGTGATCTGGGCGACCGACCTTGCCGAGCGGCGCGAAACCGGCGGTGGCGGCAAAGGCAAGCCCAAGACGACCACCTACAGCTACAGCGTCTCGCTTGCGGTGGCGCTGTCCAGCCGCCCGATAGACGGTGTGGGCCGCATTTGGGCCGATGGAAACCTTTTGCGCGGGCGGGCCGGCGACCTCAAGACGGCTGGGACGCTGAGGACCTATACCGGGCATTCCGACCAGCGACCCGATCCGCTGATGGCGGCCGACATCGGCCCCCATTGTCCGGCGCATCGCGGCTGCGCCTATGTCGTGTTCGAAGATCTGGCGCTGGAGGACTTCGGCAATCGCATCCCCGCGCTCAGCTTCGAAGTCTTTGCAGGCTCCGCATCGCAAATAGTCGCCGAAATCGCCCGGGACCAAGGCATCGCAAGCCACGACGTGACATTCCCGGAGCTGTCGGGCTTCGTGTACGAAGGAGGCGATCTGGCAGGCTTGCTAACGCTGGTCGACCGCCTCAGGCCCCTCAATGCGGTCACGAGCGACGGGCGCATCGCTCTGGACGGCGTCGGACTGCCTGCGGGTGACATTGCGATTCTGTCGCAACCTTCGGCATGGGATCAAGGCGATTTCGGTCGCGAGGAGGGAATGGCCCTGACACGCAGACCGCTGCCCGACAGGGCGCCGTCCGCGCTGCGTTATTACGACCCCTCGCGCGACTACCAGCCGGGCTTGCAGCGCGCGGAGGGAGCCGCCACCGCTTCGCCAGGCAGGGTGATCGAGTTTCCGGGCGTGCTGACTGCGGCCGCCGCGCAGGGACTGCTGGCGCAGGCTTCGCGCCGGATACACTACCGCAGCGAAGCACTCGCTTGGCGGATGGGCGAGCTCGATCCCCGCCTTGGCCCGGGCAGCATCGTGCGCGCTCCCGGCCTATCGGGCCTTTGGCGGATCACCGGCTGGGAATGGCGGGAACGCGGAATCGAGCTCGAGCTCATCCGATATGTGCCCCAATCCGTTGCCGCTCAGGTCGCCGATAGCGGCACGGCATGGTCACCGCCGGATCGAATCGCCGTCGGCTCCAGCCTTCGTGTCTTCGAACTCCCATGGGACGGGAGCGGCGCTGGCGGATCTCCGCAACGCTTTGCCGCAGTCGGTGCGCCGACCGGGCGCTGGTCAGGGGCGTCGCTCTATCGGCTGGATGGCAGCGCGCTCGCCCCGGTCGGTCAAAGCGGTCCGACCCGCGCTGTGGGCGGATCGCTGCTCGAGGAGCTGGGGCCGAGCCAGGGCTTGCGCTTCGAAAGCGTCGCGGTAGCGCGCATTGTTCTCGAAGACGAGGACTCGGAGCTTGAAACCGCAACGGTCGACGCCATCGCCCGCGGCGCCAATCGCCTCTTGGTCGGGAATGAGATCGCCCAGTTCGCGCATGCCGAGCCCGAGGGTCATGGCCGATGGCGACTGACCGGACTTCTGCGGGGACGCGGCGGCACCGAAGTCGAGGCATTGGCGGGCCATATGCCAGGAACGCCGGTAACGCTGATCGACGACCGGCTGTTCGCATTGCCGGCCGACCTCATCCTCGGGATCGGGGGTGGGCTCGCCGCCATGGGTCTCGCCGACGAAGAACCGGTAGTGGCCGCACTCGAGAACGGCGGCAGAACCCGCCGCCCGCTTTTCCCGGTGCATCCTGGAGCCGAAACGGACGGGACAGGTGGCCTCACGCTTTCCTGGACACGCCGCGCGCGCGGCGGCTGGCGTTGGCTCGACGAGGTCGAGCAGCCGCTCGTCGAACAGGAAGAGGCTTACGAGGTGGGCCTTGGCACTCCGCACGCGCCCGACAGGCTCTGGGCCGTGTCGGAGCCCCACATGCAACTCAACTCGGCCGAAATCTCCGCACTGGCTTCGCTCTATCCGGATGCGCCGCTTTGGGTCCGCCAGAAGGGCAGCTTCGCGCTGTCGACCCCGCTTCACCTCACCAACGTTCCCGCACGTGCCTGACAGGATCGCTCCATGACCCAACCCATTGACTTCGAAACAGTTTCCGCTCGTCACGCATTCCCGTTGCTTGTTGCCGGGCAGGCACAAAAGGAATTTTACGTCAACGAAAGCCTCGCGCGGATCGATACCCTGCTTCATCCTGTTGTCGAAGGCGACGCAAGCGCACCTCCCGCAGCGCCTTCGCCAGGCGATTGCTGGATAGTGGCGAGCCCGGCCAGCGGCGCATGGGAGGGACGCGAAGACTTCCTTGCAAGTTGGGACGGTACCCAGTGGACCCTGTGCCAGCCGTGCGAAGGCATGCACGTCTTCGACCGGTCGAACGGCAAGCGCCGAGCCTATCTCTCGGGATGGCAACAGGCAGTGCGCCCGGCATTGCCCGCGGGCGGATCGAATGTCGATGTCGAGGCCCGTGCCAGCATCGAAGCGATCATCGACATACTTGCAACACTGGCCATATTTCCGTCAAATTGACGGGAACCCCTTTTCTTCACCGCCGTTCGCCCATCACGGAATGGGCCCGAGACCCGGAACCCATTCTCATTGCGCAGGAAAAGCGGCATTAATGCAACAGTTCCTGCCGATTGTTTGCTTGCCACCTTGGGGGTTGAAAGATAGATATGTTCCACTCGGTGGCTCCAATTCGCAAAAAGGGGAAACTATAATGCGGAAATTCGTCATAGGAATGGCGATGGCCTCTACGGCCCTTGCATCGCCAGCCCTGGCCAAGGACGACAGCTGGTATATCGGCGCCGAATTCGGTGCGATGCTCGTCGAAGACACGAACCTCGATATCAATGGCGGACCCGACAGTCATGCTGTTGACTATGAATATGGCTTCGATGGCGGTGGCTATGTTGGTTATGATTTTGGATCGTTCCGCCTGGAAGCCGAAGTTAGCTATCGCAGCGCCGACGTCGACAGTATCGCCGTGGGCGGAGCCGGTCTGCCGTATGGTCCCGGTGCCGTTTTGGCGCCAGGTTCCTACACGGCGGGTGGTGACGTCAATTCGCTCGCTTTTATGCTGAACGGCCTGTTTGATTTCGGCCCCGATGACGGTCTCCAAGGCTATGTCGGAGGCGGTGTCGGCGTTGCACGTACGAGTTACGAGGTAACGCCCTTCGCCAATTTGGCATCGTCGATCGATGATTCCGACAGCGGTCTCGCTTGGCAGCTGCTCGCCGGCGTTCGTGCACCGCTGACCGACAATGTCGACGTCGGCCTGCGCTATCGCTTCTTCAATGCGCAAGACAATGAGTTGGTCGATATTGGCGGCAACACGCTGGAAGATACGTTCACCAGCCACTCGCTGATGGGTACGCTCGAGTACAACTTCGGTGCTCCACCCCCGCCGCCGCCTCCGCCT